AAAATAAATTATTTACTATTCCTGGATCAGGAGAAATATGTAAAACTCTTATATTTTCGAATGTGGTTTTTTTGTTTAAATATCCATACTTTTCTAATGTGGAATAAAGCAATCTATGCCTAGACTCACTTCCACAATTTTCACACATTTTTTGTTGAAATTTTTTCTCACCACAAATATTACATGACGATTCATTCTTTATACTCACTATTTACCCTTTCGCCGTCAATGCAAATTTCACCTTTAAAAACATAAACATTTGAATCAACTCGTATTTGTTCAAATACTTGATTGTTTACACATTTATAGGGGTCTTTGTAATTCATAAAATAATAGTATGCACCGTAACCAATGCCTGCTAGTACAAGCAGTATAGGAATTATTTTGATATATTTTGATAACTCTGGCAAAGCCGAGAGTATTTGTGGTAGAAATTTAAGTAAATCTTTCATTGGTAGTTTGCTACAAAAGATTCATAAAGGTTTAAACCGTAGAGCTCTGCCTCGATTTCCCAAGGTTTGTTTTCGTATACAATATTTTTAGAAACTTTTTTGCCTCGCCATCTTGTCATCGGTTCATTTAAATATCCCAACGAATATTGTTTTACGTGAACCATTTCATGCGCCAAGGTTTTTAGTTTATCATCTATACTCAAACAACGGTTTACTTCAATGATAAAAGAATCTGGTTTACCTTTAAGGTTATAATTATCTATATAGACTAGACCAAAAACATCTAGATTTTTGTACCGAATTGTAAGTTCTAATTGAGCGATTCTCGCAGGCGTAAACAGCAACTCGGCAAAATGATCAATTGCCAAGAGGTGTTTTTTCGGTACTTTTCCATTGATAATCATACGTCATTGTAACACGGAAAAATGTGTTTGTCAAGCTCACCACTTTTCTGCCCGAGACCACGATGAATCATAATCTAGATTATAATCGGTTACATCAGGAATGTCAACAGCAAAATCATCTACCGAAATTTCTCTCCAATCTTCACCTTTATTCATTGCCGTAACCATGCGGCGAGATTTTTCTTGGGTAGCAATACCTTCTGGTGTTTGGTGATATTCGATGAGTTTTTTGCGGCGAACTTTTTTATCTTCTTCAGTATGCTCACGAACATTGCCGCAAGACCTTGAGCAAAAGGGACCACGTTTCGTATGAGTAGTGCCGCAGCGAGGACAATCTTTTTCTTTTGCCATAAAAATACCCAGACTAAGCTGGGTTTTCGTTACCTTGTAATAATATACTAGGATCTTTTTCACAAAGGAAGTTTATATACTTGACGGCATCATTTTCGTTTTCAAAGTACCGAATGATGGTTTGACAAGTGTAAGCAGAAATAAAAATGAGTAGTACACTTTCATCTTTAGAGATGGAGAATTTAATGTACCACCCATTTCGTTCTACTGGTGACCAAAATTTTAAATCACTTTTTACTTGATTGAACTTTACCTGGTTCAAAGTCAATGGCTTCTTTTGCATAGTTTCCTAATCCTACTACAAATTTTTCAGACTCTTTGGTATATGTAGTAAAAAAGGAATATGTAGCATGGTCAAAAGCTTTATTGTATGACTTGAAACCTTCAACTTTAAGGTCAATGAAGGCCTTCATAAAATCTTTTTGACGCTCTGCAACTTCATTGAAAGTCGGTACTGGTGGGAATGTATAAAACATTTTAGTTTCTCCTGTAATTTGAATAATATTGGATCCAATGTTCTACGTCAGCCGTAGATTTTGGATTTTTAGACTCAATAAATACTTCTATCTCCGATTTATGATCCGGTGTTAGAAAATCGATTAATTTTTGTAAGCAACTCATAAAAACTCCTGTACAAGTATATATCCAATCCTATGTTGCAAGAGCACATTTTTTACGGTAATTAGTTTGACTAAATAGTGTATAAATTCAAGAGGTACCCATGCCAAACACAAAAGTAAAATCGCATAATCTTGCAAACACCGCAGTCACAGCAGGTTCTTATGGCGGGGATGGAAATGCAGCGGCTATTACTGTCGATGCACAAGGTCGAATCACAGCAGCATCAAATGTTGCGGTAAGTGGCGGCGGTAGTGCAGAATCTTCAATACCAACAATGTTAATGTTATCGGGAATGTAAAATGCCACAAACCTTCAAAGTACTAGGACAATCAAATCCAACAGCATTTACAAATACAACTTTGTATACTGTACCAGCAGCGACTCAAGCGGTTATATCAACAATTACAATTGCAAATGCCAATACTTCCGCAAATGCAAATTATAGTATTGCGGTACGCCCAGCCGGAGAAGCTATTGCTGCAAAACACTATATTACAAACAACAATGTGGTTCAATCGGTGGATAGTATCGCATTGACTTTGGGATTGACTTTGGGAAATACTGATGTGGTTACTGTTTATACTTCATCATCTAATGTTTCATTTGGTATTTTTGGATCAGAGATAACGTAATATGGCGATCAAGTCATTTGTAGAACAAAATATTAGATCACAAAGATTTAATAGAAGAGACACCTCGAATCCTTCGCGCAACGTAACTACTCCCACGGTCGAGTATTTGGTAGTTGCGGGTGGCGGTGGTGGTGGATACGGATCATCCTCTGGAGGTGGTGGAGCTGGAGGACTTTTAACAGCAACTAATTTTTCTATAACCAAAGGTTCTTCTTTAACTGTTACTGTTGGCGCGGGTGGTAATGGAGGCACCACGGCCAGTGGATCTAAAGGTTCTAACTCAGTTTTTAGTAGCGTCACTGCTATAGGAGGAGGTTTTGGATCTTATAATGGTGCTAGTGGTGGTACCGGTGGATCAGGCGGCGGCGGTGGATTGAGTACGTTTACTGGCGGAGGCGCAGGTGGCACCGTGCAAAGTTCCGGCCAAGGAAATGCCGGCGGTGCAGCAACTGGTGATGGTTCTACTAGATTTTCATCCGGTGGAGGTGGAGGAGCAGGAGGTAACGGACAAACATGGACAACAGGTGTAACTGTCGCCTCTGATGGAGGATTAGCACTTCAATCATCAATATCTGGAACTTTAACATATTATGCCGGCGGCGGTGGCTCAGGACAAGACACTCGAGCAACAGCTCTGACTAGGGCTGGATACGGAGGAGGAACTACTACAACTTCTCAAAAAGGAGGAGCGGGTGATGGAGGTACTAATGGAAGCGCAGGGCAAAGTGGATCTACAAACACCGGCGGTGGCGGCGCCAGCGGTTCTTATAGTCCTGGAGGCACTGGAAATGGAGGCGCAGGAGGTTCCGGAATTGTAATTATAAGATATACTTCAAATTTTCTGGATGCTGCTTCGACCACAGGATCTCCAACACTAACAATTTCTGGTGGATTTAAAATTTATACTTTCACAGGTTCAGGTTCAATTACTTTCTAATCACGAAAAATAAAAAGAAAAAGATATGCCATTAACACAACTAACAGGCGGATTAATTGAACCAGGATCAATTCAACAGTCCGATTTAAGTACAGAAGTAGCAGCAAACATATCTTCTGCTTTTGCTGCGGCTAACTCCGCAGCATCTTACGCCAATCAGGCATTTTCTGCGGCGAATACAGCATCATCGGGTAGCATAGATAGTTACGCTAGAGATACAGCGAATAGTGCCGCTTTTTATGCTAATAGTGCATTTAACGAAGCGAATTCGGCCTTCAATAAAGCCAATACTTCTGTTATAGCAGGTAGTTATGCAAACTCAGCATACAGTCAGGCCAACAATGCAACTACAAATGCTGGAGTGGCAGACACTAAAGCTGTAAATGCGGGATCATATGCTAACTCTGCGTATAGTCAAGCTAATACCGCCACAACAAATGCATCTACAGCTGATGGTAAAGCAGTAACAGCTGGTAACTATGCGAATACAGCATACAGTCAAGCAAACACCGCAACTATTAATGCTGCAACAGCCGATAGTAAAGCAGTAAGTGCTGGAGAATATGCTAATACTGCCTTTGGTCAAGCCAATACGGCCGTAACCAATGCTGCTACAGCTGATGATAAAGCTGTAAGTACTGCATCATATTCTAATTCAGCATTTGGTGCCGCTAATAGTGGTTCATCTTATGCCAATTCAGCATATACTCAAGCTAATACAGCAACAACAAATTCAACTACAGCTGATCAAAAGGCCACAAGTGCTGGAGAATACGCTAACTCAGCCTATGGTCAATCTAATACCGCAATCACTAATGCATCTACCGCTGATGGTAAGGCTGTAACAGCTGGCATTTATGCCAACGCTGCCTTCAGTGAGGCCAACACTGTTGATTCTAAAGCAGTAACAGCTGGTAACTATGCCAACTCGGCATTTGGTGTTGCGAACACTGCAACTACAAATGCTGCGACTGCCGACAGCAAAGCAGTATCATCCGGAGTTTATGCTAACAGTGCTTATGGTGCTGCTAACACAGTAGATTCTAAAATTATTGATGTTGGTGGTTATGCTAACTCAGCATACACTCAAGCAAATACCGCAGATAGTAAAGCAGTAACATCTGGTAACTATGCTAACTCAGCATATACTCAAGCAAATACATCTGACAGTAAAGCGGTAAGTGCTGGTAGTTATGCTAACTCAGCTTACACACAAGCAAATACAGCAACTACAAATGCAGCAACTGCCGACAGTAAAGCTGTAAGTGCAGGATCATATGCTAATTCGTCCTTTAGTGTGGCTAATACAGCAACTACAAATGCTGCTACAGCTGATGGTAAAGCTGTTGATGCAGGACAATATGCTAACTCTGCTTATACTCAAGCAAACACTGCAACTACAAATGCTGCTACAGCTGATGGTAAAGCAGTAACAGCTGGCAGTTATGCTAATGCAGCGTTTGGTATTGCCAACACAGCAGATGTCAATTCTATTTCTGCTGGTAACTATGCTAATGCTGCTTTTGCTGTGGCCAATAGTGGTATTACCGATTCTTGGGCTAGAGATACTGCAAACGCTGCATCTAGTTATGCCAATTCAGGATTTTATACTGCTAATAGTTCTGGTCTTTATGCTAATGCAGCATTTGCGGCCGCAAATACAGGAGTGCCAGATACTTTAGCTAGAGATACTGCTAATGCGGCATCAAGTTATGCCAATTCTTCTTTTAATACAGCGAATACTGCTGACAGTAAAGCAGTGAGTGCTGGTAGTTATGCTAACTCAGCTTTTGGTGCAGCAAACACAACAGCAATTTACGCAAACGCTGCATTTGCTGATGCCAACACCAAATTTAGTTCATCGGGCGGCACAATCTCTGGTAACGTTACTATCCTCTATGATCTTAGTGTCTTAGGAAATGTTAGTTTTACAGGAAATGTTACTTCTGTAACTGTCACTGGTAATAGTGGTCAATTTTTTGGTGAAGCGAACGGGCATAACGCATTATATGCTGGTATTCCTGTTGGATATGACTATCAGCCACATACAGTATTTCAAGCATCAACAAATGAGGATAATTACTCTCAAATAAACATTCAAAACATTAATCCTGGAAATAACGCATCATCTGATTATGTTGCTACGGCCGATAACGGTACTGAAAATGATACTTATATTGACATGGGTATTGCTAGTAGTCTGCATGCCGATCCTGAATTTACGTTAGTTGGTCCAAATGATGGTTACTTGTATGTGTCTGGCAATACAGTCACGGGCGGTGGTGGCCTTGTAATTGGTACACTTTTAGAAAATGATGTCATATTTACTGCTGGTGGCATGAATGAAGAAAATGAACAAATGCGTATCATTGGTTCAAGCAATACGATTAACATTCGTTCTAATGTAGATTCAAGTATCGCAAAGAGTGTTTTATTGGGACCAATTGCAAACCTTCATATTACAGGTGGTTCAAATGATGATTATATTAGAACCGATGGTTCAGGTAATCTGACATTTGCAAATTTAACTTCCGCAAATGTAATTAAAGTTTTATATGATACAGCTAACACTACTAGTCAAACAGCTGTAAGTTCTAGTTCATATGCAAATGGCGCTTTTGCTGCAGCTAATACAGCAGACCAAAAAGCTGTAACGGCTGGAACATACGCCAATGCGGCATTTGCAGCCGCTAATACAGGCGCCAGTAGTTCAGACCAATATGCTAGAGACACTGCTAATGCTGCATCTAGTTATGCCAATTCATCTTATAGTCAAGCAAACACAGCCACAACTAATGCTGCTACAGCTGATGGTAAAGCTGTAACAGCTGGATCATATGCTAATGCTGCCTTTGCTTTAGCTAATACCTCAGATAGTAAAGCAGTAACAGCAGGTAACTATGCTAATTCAGCTTATGGTCAAGCTAATACAGCAACTACCAATGCTACTACTGCTGACTCTAAAGCTTTAACGGCAGGTGATTACGCTAACTCATCCTATACTCAAGCTAATACTGCTACAACAAATGCATCTACAGCTGATGGTAAAGCTGTAACAGCTGGTAACTATGCTAATAGTGCTTATGGTCAAGCTAATACTGCTACGACTAATGCTGCAACTGCTGATGGTAAAGCTGTAACAGCAGGATCTTATGCTAATGGAGCTTATACTCAAGCTAATACCGCAACTACTAATGCTGCTACAGCTGATGGTAAAGCAGTAACAGCTGGTAACTATGCTAATAGTGCTTTTGCTGCTGCGAATACTGCTACAACAAATGCATCTACAGCTGATTCTAAAGCTGTTGATGCTGGTAACTATGCTAACTCTGCATTTAGTGTTGCTAATACGTCAGACAGTAAAGCAGTAACATCTGGATCATATGCTAATTCAGCTTACACGCAAGCAAATACAGCAACTACCGATGCTGCTACTGCTGACAGTAAAGCAGTAACAGCTGGTAACTATGCTAATTCAGCTTATACTCAAGCTAATACAGCAACTACCAATGCTACTACTGCTGATCAAAAGGCCACAAGTGCTGGATCATATGCTAATTCAGCTTATGGTCAAGCTAATACTGCTACAACAAATGCATCTACCGCTGATGGTAAGGCTGTAACAGCTGGTAACTATGCTAACTCGGCATTTGGTTCAGCTAATACTGCCGACAGTAAAGCAGTAACATCTGGATCATATGCTAATTCGGCATTTGGTGTAGCAAATACCGCAGATAGTAAAGCTGTAACAGCTGGATCATATGCTAATTCATCATTCACTACCGCTAACACTGTAACATCAGCGAGTTTGTATGCTAATGGTGCTTTTGCTTCTGCAAACACTCGACTAGCTACAGCTGGTGGTACAATTTCTGGTGATTTAACAGTAACAGGATTCACCACTTTACAAGAAGTAACAGAAGTTTTAAGTACATTAACTGGTGCTACAGGAACAGTAACTCATAACTTAACTGATGGTTCTGTTTTTTATCACACAAGTGCTGCAGCAAACTTTACTGCGAATTTTACAAATGTACCAACCACAACAAGTCGATCTATTACAGTTACGATTGTTATAGTACAAGGTGCAACAGGATATATACCAAATGCCGTACAAATAGATGGCGCAGCACAAACAATTAATTGGGCTGGCGGTGCAGCACCCACACCAACAGCAAACAAAACTGAATTTTATTCATTTAATTTATTAAGAATAGGATCTGCATGGTCTGTATTTGGTTCTGAGATTACATTTGGTTAAATATGCCTAGATTATCTTCGATAAACACATTCGTTTTAAATTCTGTAATTGGTTCGGTAGCAACTGATCCAGAGCAAGCTAATTATCAAGGTGCCACTATGGTCTTTGTTTTACAAGGATCCGCACCAACAGGATGGGTTAAAGACACTTCAGATACCGATTATACTTTACGATGTGTTACAGGATCAGTATCAAGTGGAGGATCATCAGGATTTTCTTCCGTTATGTCATCTAAATCTTTAACAGGTAGTCTATCGGTAACTGGAACTGTAGGAGGAACATCACTTACATCTAGTATGATACCCTCCCACAACCACGGACCTTATCCTGCTGCAGCAACTGTTGCTGCCAGCACAACTTCTCCTGTAATACCAGGACCATCAATAGCCAGAACAGTATCTAACAATTTTACACCTGGTGTGGTAAATCCAGGTGGTGTTAATCCTGGAGTTACAGCAACTGCTCATGATCATCCGTTAAATCCAGCAACAAGTCCTGTAACCTTCACCACAGTAAATTTAGCTATTAAATATGTGGATTCAATTTTAGCAACAAGGACTTAATATGGCATTAGTTATAGAATCAGGATCAAGAACAATAATGAAAATGACCACTCCACCAACGGGATGGACAAAAGATACTACATATGATAATTATGCACTAAGAGTAACTACCGGTTCTGTTATTAATAGAACTACAGGAGAGTCTTTTTCTACAGTTTTTAAAAATTATAATAGCATTGGTGTACCGGCACCTGGACTTTCTTATTCTGCTGTAAACGCCACTGTGATAGACGATGCGGCAATGACAACGCATAATCACACTACCATAACACACCCATCCGCATTGTTAACTAGACGAGGTGGTGCAGGTAATACGAACGTAGCTCGTACCCCAGCGGGAGCACCAGTTACTTTTAGTAATAACCCTGGTGGTGGAGGATCACATACTCATCCAATTGGAACTGTAGCCGTTACTGGTTCAATTAATCAGAGTGGAGTTAATTCAGAAATAAATTTGAATATAAAATATGTTGACACTATTATAGCGGTTAGGAGTTAATCGTGGCTATTTTTGATTCTGGAACAACAACAATTTTTCATCAAACATCCGCACCCACTGGTTGGACGAAAGAAACTGTGAATTATAATAATCACGCACTTCGAGTAGTAAATGGATCGTCTTTGAGTTCTGGAGGTACTGTCGATTTCACAACAGGTTTTAATACTACATCATATATTTTTTCATCGGTTGCTGTTCCTTATACAGTAGGTAACCATACCTTAACTGGAGCTCAGTTACCATATCACCTTCATGCTGTTGCGCCATCAACAAATAGATTTGCTATTGGAACTGCTACCACACCCACAAATGCTACATCTCCAATAACTCCTGCTGTACCCGTTATGACTACTGCCGTACCGGCCGGTGGGCCGATAGGCGCATCAGTAGGTAGTTCAGGAGCGCACAATCACTCAATTACAATTACCGCTAGTGGTAATGTTTTTGGTCCAAATTCTACAATAGGTGTAAATTATATTGATGTTATTATTGCTTCTTTAAACTAATTCATATATAATAGTATATTCGTTTTTAACCGAAAGGCAATTTTTATGATTCAAACACATAAATTAGTAGTAATTCCTGTTGATGGTATTGTCGTTACAGACCAAGAAGGTTTATCAGAGTTAGACTTATCTCAATGTGGAATACCAGATAATATACATGCATTACAATGGAATAATCCCATTTGGCCAGATAAACAAAATTCCCATCTAAATGGATTGCAATATGGCCAAGGATCTGGTTGGTTAGAATTTAGATCGACCGATCCTAATGAAAATATAACTGAATTACCACAATGGGCTATCAACTGTTATGATGTATGGTTGCAAGCATATAATATAAAACAAGCTGCACTAGCGGCATCAGATGCTGCTGATGAAGCCGCAGCTGCAGCAGAAAACAATTAAATTAAAAAGTGATTATATTATGAATAAATCATTAACTGAAAATAATTATATCTATATTCCCAACTTCATTAGTGAAGCCGCTGCAAAAGTCATGGCTTCCAACTTCAAAAGTCACTGTAAACAAAATGAGGTTCAAGGAGACAATCAAGCTCCAAATTCTTCAGCGGAATATAATTTCATAGACTTTTTAGAAATGCTATGTGATAAAGTACCAACGGTGAGCACAATTATAGGTGAAACCGTTTTACCAACATATAGTTATGCTAGAGTGTATAAAGATGGTAGTGTTTTGGAAAGACATAGGGATAGAGATGCTTGCGAAATAAGTTTAACTGTACATTTAGATGGTGATGAAGATTGGCCAATTTATATTGAAACTCCTGATGGTAATGAAGTTGAATTGATTCTAAAACCAGGTGATGCAATGCTTTATTTGGGATGTGTTGCTGATCATTGGAGAAATCAATTTTTAGGTAAAGAATATGTTCAGGTATTTTTACATTATGTAAGAAGTAGAGGTGATAAAGCTTATACTTATTTTGATAAGAAAAAAGATTCTCCAATCAAAAAAGAAGAAAGTGTGAAACAAGAAAAAACAACACCAGTTAAAATAAACTCCAAAAATAAAATATCAGATTTCATTCAAATTTATGAAGATATTATTCCCTACTCACTATGTGATGAAATTATAAATGAGTATAAGAATGATGATAATTGGTGTCTTGCTGGAGTAGGATACGAGGAAATGAATTTAAATGCTAGAAATGTAAATACAATTCCTATTTCACACGAAAATACAATTTTAAAAAATCCCGAAATAAGAAAACTTTTAGATGATAGACTTTATAAAGTTGCAAATGAGGTCATTAGAAAATATAATGATATTTTCCCACTAAGTCAAATAGAAGAAGATTCTGGATATGATTTATTAAAGTATGAGGTAGGGCAATTTTACCGGCAACATACAGATTCATACAAAAAACATCCTAGAGCAGTGTCTTGTTCTTTCGCACTAAATGATGATTTTGGAGGTGGAGAATTTGCTTTCTTTGATAGAGAGTTGATTTATAATTTAAAGAAAGGATCAGTAATCATGTTCCCTTCAAATTTTATGTATCCACACGAAATCATGCCTGTAATCAAAGGCACTAGATATTCTATTATTACTTGGTTTGTTTAAAGGAGATTATATTATGCAATTAAAACCAGGAACATTTTGTCCTATAATGAAAGAAGAATGTGTACAGTTTAAATGTGCATGGTTTACTAAAGTTGAAGGTTATGATATCAATACAGGTAAGCAAGTTGAAGAATGGAATTGTGCTATGACTTTTATTCCTATGTTACTGATTGAAAATTCAGGAATGTCTCGTCAAACTGGTGCAGCTGTTGAAAGTTTTAGGAATGAGATGGTGAAATCTAATGAAGAAACTCAGAAGATATTCTCCAATATGTTGTCAATGAATCCTGAAAACAATACAAAATTACTTAAGTAAATGTTTTTTTGTAATCTTACAAGAAACCCATTGATTGTAGTAAGATTCATTCAATAGTGCGTGGCGAGAGAATATCTCCCACGTTTCGTAATAAGACAATTCTGATTTAGTTTTACAGAGGTGAAGTATCTCTCTTACGTATTGATCTTCACCATTTTTTTTAACTTCTTCTTGTAGTAATAAATTAGAACCCCAGTATGTCATCCAATCAGACGATACTCGGGTTTTCTTTTTCTTACCTTTAACTTGTGTAGTCTTAGATTTGGTGAAGAATTTTTTACCAATATATTTACGACCACTTTGAGTATGTGTGATTAGATATACAAACCCAAAATGGCCGTCTATATTTTCTTCGGTAAATTCTTCACCTGTATTATGAAAATACCAGGTCATTCGTCATCATCACCAAAATCCTCAGTTTCAATTAAATATTCACCGCAAAATGGACAGTAGTGTGGATCATCTTCACATTTACTTTCATCATATTTAATTGTAAACTCTGAGGAACATGCCCCACAAGTGTGTTTCAACGAAGCCATTATTGACACCAAGATTGTTTGGCTTCACCAAAATATTCCCGAGCGAAACCGTTTTGAATCAACATACTACGGAGACTTTGACCATCTAGAATCATATCACCCAAGACACGACCACCAAATTTATCCCAACCATAGAGTGTGACTTGTCGTTTAATGGACTTTGCAACTAGATTTTTAGTAAACACAGTTGCTGCTTGACCACGTTGATCTTCACTTGGACATTGAGCTCTATGGCCTTTTTCTGGCGTATCTACACCATAGATACGAACTGCTAATTCAGGTTTTAATGGCAAAGGTAAAAAGGGTGCTGCAATCACTACAGTATCACCATCATTTACCCGTACAATTTGTGCATCATACGTTACACCTTTTGCTGTTTTGTCAGCATAAACATTTCCTATACCAGCGAAAGATAATAGACCAATTAAAAGTATTTTTGTTAATTTCATTCTTTCTCCTTAAATATTAAAACTTTCACCACAACCACATCGATTCTTTTCTAAAGAATTTATAAAATCAAAACCTTCATTGAGTCCATTTCTTTTCCAATCTATTTCCATTCCGTTCAGATAAGGAATATGTTTTGGGTCAACAAAAATTTTAACACCGTTAGATTCGTATATAGTATCTGTATCCGATACACTATCAACATATTCTAAGGTATAGGCCAAACCACTGCAACCTGTGGTTCTAACACCAACCTTAATACCTAATCCTTTTCCTCTTTTGTTTAAAGAGTTTAAAGTTTTGCGAGATGCGAGTTCAGTCATTGTGATCATAGATTTCTCCTTCGATCTTTATTTAGACGAAAAAAAAGCCTCTTACGAGGCTTTTAATATAACAAAAAAATTTTAGAAACTTAATTGACTTCTAAACATAATTGCTTTTTCACCATTTACACGACTACCAGAACTACCAACTAATGCATCAAACTTTGTATCTACGTAGTTGAGCATGAAACGTAGATTGTCAGTGCAAAACCAAGTTAGACCGTATGTCATAGCAGTAGCACGATTTGACTTGCCTGTTGCAACGGATACATCACTTGCATCAAACTCACTCATACGTACACCAACCTGCCACGCACCACGACCACCTTTGTCGATTGGATTATTTGGTTTAATCCAACCAAACGCACCATCTTTGTATGCATGTGATTCGCCAGTTAAATTATAAACTGCTTGTACATAGTACCCTTTGATTTCTTGGTCACTACCTGTTGCAGCATCATATTTAAAATTGAACTGTTCGCCTTGAACTTTGAAACCGTTATATGCAAACGCTGCTTCTAATCCTTGGCGTGTTCTTGTAGTAGCACCACTCAATGCGGAACCTGTAAACCAACCAGACTGCATACGAGATTCTGTTCTACCACTGGCTGGTGCAACGCCACTTTTAATTTCACCTGTGCTGTATGCTGCACCCAAGTGTGCAGTGTATGCTTTGCTGCCTGTTAGTTCAGCAATATTAGTTGTTACACGACCAATATAATCAAGTCCATCGAACTCTGCGCTCTTATTGGATTTGCCTCTACTTGCTGCTATAGCATATGTAAGGCCAGGTTTTGGCACACCATGTAACATGAAACCAGTTTCTTTTGCAGGAATAAATTCAGTATCATTCTGACCAATCAAACTACGTTCCATAAAATCTAGATTGTTTGAACTTGTCATTTGTTCAAGACTAAATGGCATCTTGAATAAGCCAAATTGAAATTGCATTTCTGGATTTGCTGCATAGTTTACCCACATCTCATCTGCTGTTGATGATGTAGAACTAAAGCCATCACTTGCACCAAAGTTTGCTAACAATTGATATTTGAAGTCTTTTGCAAATTGTCCACGAACACCAAATCTTGCACGGCGAACTTCGGCTAAGTTTTGATACGAATCCGTGGTTTGGCCGACACCATAATCTGGTGTGTATTGGCGATAGTCCATATGAATTCGACCTGTAAACTGTGCCGTATTGTTTCCATCTTTGCTTTTGAGTCCGATTCCATTTTCTGTGACTGAACCATCGTTTGCTCTTGCTTGTCTGTATTTGACCGAATCACTAACATCTTTGTCGATTCTTTGTTCTGCAAACTTTTTGTTTTCTTCTTTTTCTTCATATGCATTGAGTTTTGATTCATATTCTTTTTGAGTGATTATATTCTTCTCTCTTAGAATATTCAATGTATCTTTATACTCATCAGCATATGCAGGAATTACTGCTGCAAGTGCAACTACGATAGATAATTTTTTAAATAGTTTCATAATTTATCCTTATTTCCAAATTGGGTTGTTGTCAGGACCTTTTAAGTCTTTTTTCCAATTGTCCTGATTTAATTTAATAACTGATTGTGGTAAATGAACATATTCTAGTTCTTCACTCATCTTGGCACCATTCTTCCAACTCCAATCAAAGAATTTCAAAACTGCACGACCTGTCAAACTATCTGCTTGTTGTTTGTGCATGAGAATGAAACTTGCGCCTGTTGCTGGCCATGCTTCTTTACCTGTTTGCCATGTGAGCAACAAATACATTCCTGGTGCATTAGCCCAATCTGCGTTTGCTGCTGCGGCTTTGAATGAATCGTCACTTGGTTGTACAAAAACACCATCACGATTTTTTAATTGTGCGTGTGCAATTTTATTTCTTTTTGCATATGCATATTCTACATAGCCAAATGCACCTTTGATTCTTTGTACTTGAACAGCAACACCTTCATTACCTTTACCACCTACACCAACTGGCCATTTTACTGCTGTGCCTTCGCCAACAGTTTTTGCAAAATCAGCGTTTGCTTTACCTAAAAAGTTTGTCCAAATAAATGTAGTGCCTGAACCATCTGCACGATGAACAACTGTGATTGCTAATGCTGGTAGATTGACGCCAGGATTCAAATCAACAATTGCTTTATCGTTCCACTTTGTGATTTTACCAAGATGAATGTTTGCAATAACTTCTGGTGTTAATTTTAATTGACCTGCTGCTACACCGTCAAGATTGAATACTGGTACTACACCGCCAATTACTGCTGGAAATTGCACTAGACCTTCTTTGTCTAATTCTTCAGGCTTCAATGGCATATCACTTGCACCAAAGTCAACTGTTTTTGCTTTGATTTGTTTGATACCACCACCAGAACCGATTGATTGATAATTCAGACCAATGCCAGTGGATGCTTTATATGCTTCTGCCCACTTAGCATAGATTGGAAATGGAAAAGTCGCACCAGCGCCAGTTAATTCTGCTGCGGATGCGACTCCTGTAAATAACAATAAAGATAAAAGTAACTTTCTCATGATTTCTCCTATAAGAATTGTGCCTTTGCACAATATCACACTTATCTATGAAATCATGATCCTTAAACGGGATTGTAACAAAACCGTCATCGGATTGTCATAAATCAATTAATACATATTTGGAGGATCTACTTTCCATTCATATCCTTCGGGAACTGGATTCCAATTATTGGTATCTTTTTTCCATGCAAAACCAATACCCCAATCGTTAGAAGTTTCAATCACGTTTGCTTCAACAGCCCATTCATCTTTATTTAAATTTCTCATGAATACTTTTGGACCAGGATGATATGCTGTATCATGAAGTCCAACAATTCCATTTTTTCCTAAAATGTTTGTGTATTCCCAATCTTTTAAACATTGATTAACGCTGTGCCACCCGTCGATGAAAATAAAGTCAAATTCTTTTCTAGTTGCTCCACATTTTTCAAAAATTTGATTTATTATTTTCATATTTTCTTCATAGTTGGAACTATCACCTCTTATAACATGAATATTTTCTTCTTCATTGTTTAGATATTCTCTATCATCTATATCTATTCCAATATAGATAGTTTCTTTTTTCTTATTTTTCAACAACACTTGTGTAAATGAATTTTCTCCATTTCTATTGACTCCGATTTCAAGTATAGCGGAACAATTTTCAGAAACTCTCAAAAATCTATCTCTTAAGACCATTCTATTCGCTTCAGTTACCTCAGCCCAACCCCTAAATTCTATTCTTGGATCTCCATCACTATCATCCCAAGGTGTAAGATATCTAATATCTTTTATTAAATCATTTTTCCATTTCATCACTTTTTCTCCTTTTAAGCTGCTTTACCCCAAACTTCTTCCCATTGTCCCGACAAGGCACCTTTTGCGTAATCAGTAACACGATTTTCGAAAAAGTTTCCGTGAATAGGAGCATTAATCATTTCTTCAACCCATGGCAATGGATTTTTCTTTACCTTGAAAATCCCTTTAAGACCAAGAGAAATAAGCCTACGGTCAGCAATATAGCGAATATAGCGCTTAACATCTTCTGCATCTAGGTTCTCCATTGGACCCATCTCGAAAGCTAGGTCAATAAATTTATCTTCTAGTTCCACCATTTTTTCTGCAATAGTATATATTCTCGATTTTAAATCATCATTCCAAATTTCTTTGTTTTCTTCCACATATGTACGGAACAATTTAATCATATTCTCGGCGTGCATTGTTTCATCAACAATAGACCAAGTAACGATTTGTCCCATACCCTTCATCGTACCGTTGCGTGGGAAGTTAAGTAACATGATAAAGGAACTGAATAATTGCATCCCTTCGGTGAAAGCAGAGAATACTGCAATGTGAGTAGCAGTAGAAGCAGCATCGCCATTCTGTGAGCTAAGATTAAGTACGTAATCATGTTTATCTCTCATTGCCTGATATTCTAAAAATTGATTGTACATTGTATCAGGCAATCCTAATGTTTCAATCAAGTGTGAGTATGCTGCAATGTGTAATGCTTCACGAGCTGCAAAACCAAGTAACATCATTCTTACTTCCGGTTGAGGAAAATAAGGAAGATAATTCTTTACATAACCACCTGCCACATCAATGTCGCCTTGTGTGAAGAATCTAAAAATGTGTGTGAGAAATTGTTTCTGTTCTGTTGTTAATTTGTTTTTCCAATCTTTTACATCTTCGATCATTGGAACTTCTGAATGAAGCCAATGAGCTTGTTCATGTTGCAACCATGCATTATATGCCCAAGGATATGCGAATGGTTTAAATGCGGTTCTTTCGTCCGTTAGTTTTGTGTCGTGCTTTTTAATCATTGATGAATGCCTCTAGTTCTTGTTTTGTTTTATTTCCTATGAGTCTTTTTGATGCCATATTATCTTCAACGATTACCAATGTTGGTACACTACGAATGCCAAATTCTGTTGCAATTTCTGGATTGACATCAATATCAATCACTTCAATTGGTACATTAGTTTCAACTTCTTCTAATGTTTTAGCTAGCATTTTACATGGTCCACACCATGATGCTGTAAATCTTAAAACTTTTTTCATCGACCTTGACCTCTATATTTTTTATTTGATGTTTTTTCTGTTTTATTCATGGAGGAGGTTTTTTTCTGTCCACCCTGTTTAGTTCTTTTGTGTACTGATTTGTGTTTACTTGTTCCGGTTTGCTTAGCCATAATATCTCCTTATTTGCTTTTGTAATTTACATTTTGTTTTGCTTCCAATTCACGCAAATCGTTTGCCACATCTGATACGCCATGCCAATCTTCAATCGCAATCATTACTTGTAAATAATCCAATAATATTTCTTTTTGTGTTTCAAAATTGCTGTAATCTTTACTTTTGCTCATTCTTTTTTTCCTCTTGTACTATTGCTGGTTTTTCTGGCCATATTTTTTCTTTAATGTATGAAGCACCAAACCAACCCCATGCTGAAAAGAAACCCCACATAATGATTTCACCTATCATACTACTTCTCCATCAATCTGTCAACAAATTGTTTTAATAATGTATGATGTTTACCATTATTCCAGTGACGATGCAAATAAGGTTTATCATACCAATATTCTTCTGCTTCGAGATGGGGTCCAATCAAACCTATACGACCTTGTATAATTGCGGCTGGATCTCCATTTTTATATCTCGCTACAACTTCATAATTCGATTCTTCTCCGATAAATGTAGGTGCATCGTAAAAGAAGAATCTATCATCTGTGCCGTTCCAGTTACATTCAATTGCTTTACTGTATGATCGTCTGGTACAGGTGTTTGGTCTTTTAATATATTGTTTTGATTCAACTCCGTACAGTATATTAAAATAATGTTTATCAGCCCAATAGGCACCCATACATATCCCAAGATATCTGCCACCAGATTTGATGTAGTCAAGGATAAAACTCCCGTGATGCCTAAAATATGTATCGAAAGCATCACTGTCGCCAACACCACCAGGAAAACACAAGAGATCCACATTATCAAAAAAGTCGTTTTCGATTTCATGTTTAGTAAATAATTTATATGTATAGTTCGGTCCTAGTGCTTTGATTATACCATTGCACGATTGAACCGAACATTTCGGGTGTTGCACAAATAATGCAATTGTTGACACTTTATATCAATCATCCTTCGCAAGCTAAACAAACATCTTCTGTTGCTAAAGCCTTCAAATCAATTTCTTCGATCACTTTTCTTTCGATTCTCTTTGACACTTTATCTGCTTTAGCCAATTTCTCACTACGGCAGTAATAAAGTGTTTTGAGTCCTTGTTTCCAAGCCTGAAAGTGTACAGCATGTAGATACTTTACATTTACATCAGGTCTAAAAAAGAGGTTAATGGATTGCGCCTGGTCAATGTAATTTTGTCTGTTAGCTGCGTGGTCCACAATCCATCTTTGGTCAATTTCCATACTAGTTTTGTAGACATCTTTGGTCCATTCATCCAAGAAATCCAAGTGTTGGACGGAACCATCGTTTGCAATGATAGATGACCAGATTTCTTGATAATCCAATTTGCTGTCGGCATCACATTTCTCCTTGATTAACTTATCCAAATACTTATTTTTATTTAAGTAGGCTCCAGAAAGAGTATCTTGTCTATAGGCATTGGCACGATAAGGCTCAACAGAAGGGCTAGTATTGCCCATGATAATAGAGCTAGAAGCATTAGGAGCAATGGCCATAAGATGACTGAAACGTAGTCCGGTGCCTCTAGCATCCGGTGCTTCACCTCGTTCAGCACCCAATTGAAGATTCGCTTCATTTAATCCTTCTCGTATGTGTTTAAATATTTTATTGTTTGAAGATGTTGCCAGCGCCGACTCAAACGGTATGCCATTTCTCTGTAGATAAGCGTGAAAACCAAGAGCCCCCACACCAATGCTGCGCTCTTGGATAGCAGAGTACCTGGCTCGGCTAATGTGATCAGGAGCATTGCTAATAAAGTACTGAAGTACATTATCCAGCATTTCAGCCGTGTCCCGTAAAAAAAGTTTATCATTTTTCCACTCATCAAAATACTCCAAATTCAATGACGAAAGACAGCAAACAGCAGTTCTTTCTTTGTCGGTTGGTAAAATAATTTCGCTGCATAGATTACTTTGTTTAATTGATAGACCTAATTTCTTTTGAAATTCTGGCATTGCACGATTACTTGTATCAATAAAATGCAAATATGGTTCACCCGTCATCATACGCATTTCAAGTACACGTTGCCACAATTCTCTCGCAGAAACTTTGTCACGTACTTCACCACTATGTGGATCTTTTAGTTCCCATGTATCATCTGCATCATGGTCTAACATACACTTTTCAATTAAATGCATGAAGTCATCTGTAATGTTAATTCCGTGATGTAAATTCAAACAACGCATGTTTTGATCACCCGTTGGTTTACGCATCTCTAAGAAAATAAGAATATCTGGATGACTAATATCAAGATAAGCAGCGTAAGAACCGCGGCGGGTCCTACCTTGCCTATACGCCAAAGAAGAAGCGTCATAGGTACGCAAGTGAGGCATAATGCCAACAGACTTATCATCAGCAGAACGAATACCAAGACCAATTCCAACTCCTCCTCCTAACATTGAAAGCCAGTTGACTTCCGATAACGTATCGACCAAGCCCTCAGCACTATCATCCAAATAAGGTAAGAAACAAGAGATAGGAAGGCCACGCTTACTACGGCCAAAGCTAAGAATGGGAGTAGAATAACTAAGCCAATGCTTGCTACTATAATTATAAAGTCTTTGTGCATGTTCTTCATTTGAACTAAAAGCTTTTGAAACATATGCAAACCTTTCTTGTGGAGAGTTTTCTTCCTCTTTCATGTAAGATTCTTTTAATCTTTTTACACCCAACTCATCAAACAAACTATCTTGAGAATAGTCTACCTTAATACCATTGATGATATCTTCCATTCGCTGCTCCAATTTTATTGTTATTAATTTTCTGTGAATTCTTTTGCCATCGGAAATACTTTGGCAACTACTTCTGCACATTTACGTGCGATGAGCATGTGCTCTTTTTGTGTGCCGTTTGCTGAACGTAACTGTATGTAGTGTATCCAACTACGCAAGGTTCCATTCATATACAAACGTGATACTGTTAGACCTTCTGGCAAAACTACACGGGCTTGTTCTTTTGCAAGACCATTTTCTATAGCCCACTCATACGCTTGTTTTGCTCTTAGAATTACTGATGCTTGTTCTGATTCCCATCTTTCTTGCAAGTAATCATCATTCGTTTCAATAGAATTTTGTCGATTCTTTGTATCTTGTAATCTAGCTTCACGATACACAAAATCCAAATCTTCTACAGGATTAGCATAACGCTGTGAAAATTCCTGAAAAGAAAAAGAACGGTGACGAAGCATCTGTCTAGCAATATCTCTTGTGGTTTCAATTTCTAAACACATACTCACCATCTCTAAAGGTGACCAGTGTTGGTTTTTGATGAGATAACGAATTAACTTCTCACTTGTTTCTTTATTTGATTGGTTACTGGGATTTGATACTCTTGCACAGAAAGCGACTAACTCTTGTAAATCTTTTTCAATGCCACCACCTGATGTTCGTGCTATTTGTGAATAACTAATCAAATTAACTTTCATGTTAAACTCTTTTCCAAAATGTAAATCTAGTTTGTGCTTCCAAACCAGAAAAAGTATTATTACTTATAATTTCTTCAATTGCGTCAGGTGAAATGCCTGACATTACCATTTCATTTATATCTTTGGCTTCAATATAATCTGGCCATATCACTACCTTATAACCTAATTCTATCGAATTGTGCATCATCTTTAGAATTTCTTTATTTCTTTTTTCATTATCATAGATGAGAATCTTTTCTTTGCAATCTACATTCTTAGCTGCGATTGAAAGATTTCCATCACCTGAAGCGATGCAGTTATTTAGAAACAAGGAATCTAACTGGCCTTCTACAATTCTTACTGGTTGATTTAAATCAACTGTATCCATACCAAACAATAACTTATCTTTTGAATCGTTTGTTCTCACGGTAACATAACGAAGCACTTTACTTCCAGATTCCAATGATCGACCAGTTACAGCGATTAATTCATTGTAATGGTCATAGAAAGGTATAACTAGACGAGCATCAGGTACTAATTCTTTATCACAATCAGGTATGAGTTTCTTAATGAACTTCTCATAGTTGGTTGTGAAATAGAGGTTATCAAAAAACTTTTCTGGTATTTTTCTTTTTTGTACGTATGTTAAACAAAAATGTCCAGAAGGCAAGTCCGAAAGTCTATCTGCGTATTCGAATGTTGTTTGCTTTTTGATCTTATCAAATTTGGGTTGTGGTATGTCGAAAGTTGGCTTTTGGTAATTGGAGTTACCTGATTCGCCGGCCTTGTATCTCTCAAGGATATATTCTTGATATAAGGCTGAGTCGGTGTGTTTAATAAGATTGCCAAGGTTCGTACTCGCTGCACAATTGTGACATCTGTAAAATAAACCACCAGATTTCTCGAAAACATATCCTCGAGCTTTAGATTTATTTTTCTGTGAATCACCACAGAAGTTACAAGAAAAATTGAATAGGTTAGTATCTTTCTGTTTGAAGTTACGCAAACGAGAAGAAATTAACCGCAAATACTTCACATCAATAGACAGAGACATAATATAGTAAATTATTTAATGAACGACTATTATAACAGAAACTTGATGAAGTATCAAGTTATATAAACAACTTTACCAATGACTCAAATTTAATGTTGGAGATTACCCAAGCTAAGATTATTACCCCACCAGCAATCATCCATTTCCATTGGGTGAGGGTTTTCATATCATCATCTTCTTTTTGATTGTGTTCGGTAATATGATCACGTAAAGATTTGATTTCATCCATAATTCTACGCTCGGTAAGTTCTATCTTATCGGAAAGATTTCTATCTGTCGTGGTAATTCTGGAATGCAATTCTTTAATATCGCCGATTGTTTCTTCTTTTCTTTTGTCCATATCTTTGTAAATTTGTGAGGACAAGTCTAATTGACTATCTGCCAATTTCTCCATTACTCTGTCCATTTTATCACAAAGTATTGTTAATGTCGATACTTTTTCTTTAAGTACACTCACATCTACCTTAAGATTAACTTCGTCTTGATCTTGCAACATCTTATTCTACCGTAGAAATGGCATCATCAATTAAAGTTCTCAATTCTTGTTTTTTGATATTGTTTTCTGGTGTAGGAGGTATTTTTTCAGTATCAATACTTCTTAACATGTTCAAATAGTCGTTTCTAGTGACATCACCAGATTCGTACATTTGTTTTGCACCGTTAAAAGCTTCTTCTAATATTTTTGGACTCATTTTAGTCTGTTTCCCGTATTTCGTTTTCCCAAATTGTTAAGAGTATAATATAAACTATTAAACTTAAAAATGTAGGTAAAAATTGGCCTGTTCTAATACCTATCAGAATGATGAAAAAGAAAAATGTATTAAGTGCCCACATTATTGAAATTTACTGATAGAGTATTTATCTAAATCGAAAATTAATTTTTTCATCTTCTTGAAAATGCTATTGTAGGTGGCGTAAAACTTGTATTCGATGAATACCTAGAAAAACCTTTAGTAATTCTCAAATCATCTATGTATCCATGGAAATCATTAGTTAAAGTTGCAACTTGAATACCTACACCAGGTCGAGCAGTTGTAGCAATATCTATCGTGGCTGTATATGAAGCATATGCATACATTACACCATCAACAAAAACACGAACGATTCCAGAAGAATCTCTAGTTGTTGCTACGTGATACCAAGTATCAATTGCATGACTAGTAAATGAACTTTGTGCTACCACAACACCATTTGCATAGAAAGTAATACTTGAACCTGTTCCTCTCCAGTAAAGTTGATATCCTCCACCAGCGGAAGCTGCAGTATAAGTGTCAAAAATCAGTCTATTACCAGAAAGAGTACTAAAATTCACCCAACATTCTATAGTGAACTGTCCTGTGCCTAAGTTGAAGATTGGTGAATAAGGCATGATAAGAGCATCATCTGTGCCATCAAAATACATCGATGTGTTTCCATATTTTACCACATCATTTCTAATTTTAACATCACCAAAAGTTTCTAAATTACTTTTTCTACTATAATTAATGATAGAACCATTAGTACCATTTAGTAATAATGTAGTATTTGCTACTGGTGTTAATGGAGTTGATGGTGGGATAAAGTTTGAAGTATATCTTGAAACCCCCCTAGTAACACGCAAATCACTTATATACCCAAAGAAAGGAGCAGTGCCACTTTGATCAGCACCCACAGTTGCAATCCCATTTCCATTCGATGAATTACTGAATGTAGCGGTATCTCTTAAAATACCATTAACATACAAGTAACCACTAGTACCAACTCTAGTCCAAGCTATGTGTGTCCAAGAATTTATAGGAATATCAAGTGCGGCTACATCAGCACTATTTTGAGTATGTACTTGCCAACATATTCTATTATTACTTCTTAAAAATAATTGATAGGAATCAGCATTAGAACCATTCCATCTATTTAAAATCATTTTATTTGCAGCAGCAGTGCTTGTAGGATAAATCCAACATTCTACTGTAAGTGGCGCAGTACCAAAACTTAATGCTGCGTTACTTGGTATGGTTAAAAAATCTCCTGTACCATCAAAGTACATACTGCCACCTTCATTGGTGATAGAATATTCAGATGATGTTCCTGTTACATTAGTTACTGTAAATCCTAATGGGTTTACAGTGGTTGGTCGAGCATCGCCATTTATAGTAATTGTATGTGGCACATTTCCTGTATTTGCTGTACTTAAGTCTACGATTGTGTTACTGGAACAAGTCAATAAACTTGTATTTGCAATCGCGGTGAGTGGTGCTGTGGGGGGTGTGAACGCCGACGTGTAAACAGCCGTGCCATTAACAACACGGACACCGGAAATATACCCATTGAAAAACCTAGTTGCTCCAGCACTAAGGCTTCCAACCCTGACTTCAGCATTATTATTTATATTTGTGCTATTAGTCTGCGAGCTGTCTAACACCCCATTAACATACAACGCTAAAGCACTTGACCCATTACGAACCATCGCAATGTGATTCCATGCATTGTTGCAAACTTGGATCGTTCCATTATATGGGGCACTTGGAGTTAGTCCATATGTAATAGTTCCTAATGAATTTGTGTGTAAATACCACCCATTACTGGAACCGTCAAAAGAACCAACAATACTTTGATAATCAACTTTTACACCAGTATAAATCCACGCTTCTACAGTTAATGACCCAGTACCAAAATCAAAAGCAGTGCTGTCTGGGGTAGACAGATAATCCCCTGTCCCATCAAAATAAACACTACGAGTATTGGGTACTATTGTATGTGCTTTAAATGGATTAAACGGTTGCACCGATGCATCACCGTTACGTGTAATCGCAAAATTATTTGGACTATCATCAATAAATGCATTATCAGCACAAGTTAATATTGAAGTGTTAGCGACATCAGTTAATGGTAATGACGGTACTGTAAGTGATGACGATGTAGCATCATATCCAGAGGGACGCGAACCCTTCATCATTCTGTAGTTACTTATGTAACCTAACATAGGATTAGCACCACGAGCTTGGCCAATATATTTGATAGCGGTAGATGTTATATCAGTTGTACATGCAGTAGAAGATCCTGCTCCCACACCATTCAAATATAATCGAATTACGCTATTATTTCTTACAACAGCGACATGATTCCATGTATTTAAACTGAGTGT